AAGGGCTGTCGATAATGACCTGTTGAAGACGAATGCACACTCGTCTATGAAGATCAACACGCCAGAACGCCAGTCCCGCGTAAGTCTCGGTGGTCCTCGTACGGACACCGAATAACCCATTTAAAGGACATTTATCATGGCTAATGTAGATAAAGCTTTCGGTATGCGTCCGCTCGGTAACCTTTCTGCCTCTGGTTCACAGAAGCAGTATGGCTATGAAATTGCGGACAATCAGGCCGGTGCTATTTACCAAGGCGACTTGGTAACAATTTACGACGGATACGTCGTTCAGTTTGACCCCAGTGCGCACAGTGCTGCGGTCGGTGTGTTCAATGGTTGTAACTACATTGATCCTACTACTGGCAAGCCCACTTGGAAGAACTACTATCCCGGTTCAGTCAACATCACCCAAGGCAAGATCGTTGCCGACGTGATCGACGATCCTAATCAACTGTTCATTATCCAGAACGACGGCACTTCTGCTGCCGCCAACTATGGCAAGAACGCTGATGTAGTAATGGGCACTGGCAGCACCACTACTGGTGTTTCTGGTATGGAACTCGACACATCCACTATTGCAAAAACTGCAGCGTTGAACGTGAAGATCGTTGGTCTTTGGGACGTTCCAAACAATGCTGTAGGCGAGAATGCTGTTGTGGTTGTTAAGATCAACGAACATCTGTACGGAAGTGCTGGTGTTGCAGGACAAGGAGCTTAAACCATGGCTATTTCACGTTCACAACTGGTAAAAGAGCTTGAGCCCGGTCTAAACGCCTTGTTTGGTCTGGAGTATCAAAACTACGAGAACGAGCACGCTGAAATCTACGAAACCGAGTCTTCGGACCGGGCCTTCGAAGAAGAGGTGATGCTGTCTGGCTTTGGCGAGGCCCCAGTTAAGACTGAAGGCGCAGGCGTTGCATACGACCAAGCGCAGGAAGTTTACACTGCTCGCTATACCCACGAGACCATCGCTCTTGCGTTCTCTCTCACTGAGGAAGCTATTGAAGACAACCTGTATGACCGCCTCGCGGCTCGTTATACCAAGGCTCTGGCCCGCTCAATGGCTACCACCAAGCAGATCAAAGCTGCAGCCATCCTCAACGGCGCATTCACCACCTCCACAGGCGGTGACGGCAAGCCTTTGTGTGCGACAGATCACCCCACCCTGAGTGGTCCCGATCTTCGCAACGAGCTGTCAGTAGCTGCTGACTTGTCAGAGACCTCTCTTGAGCAGGCTCTGATCGATATCGCTGCGTTCACCGACGAGCGTGGACTGAAGATTGCTGTACAAGGCCTGAAGCTGATCATTCCTAAGGAACTTCAGTTCACAGCCGACCGCATCCTGAAGTCTACTCTGCGTGTTGGTACTGCAGACAACGACATCAACGCCGTTCGCAACATGGGAATGGTGCCTCAGGGCTACTCAGTCAACCACTATCTGACTGACCCTGACGCATTCTTCATCATGACTGATGCGCCTAACGGCATGAAGATGTTCCAGCGTGTAGCCATCAAGACCGGCTTCGAAGGCGACTTCGAAACTGGCAATGTTCGCTACAAGGCACGTGAGCGCTACAGCTTTGGCTTCAGCGATCCGCGTGGTATCTTTGGCTCACCGGGTACTCCGTAAGCTAGTTGATGCAAAGGAAAAGGGCCCTTCGGGGCCCTTTTTTGTGATAAATATGTCTCAGAGCAATACAAAGCTATGTCCTTTGTGCAATAAACGTCTCAAACTAAAGGATTTTGAGCATTTTAAGGACGGAAGCATACGAAGAATTTGCAACACATGCAGGAACGCTCAGCGTGCCCGCCAGTCTTCTGCATCCCCCCAAGCCTATCTTAATACTTTATGCGTTCAACTAAGGTCGCAACGTCGTAAACAAAAAATAGAATTCACGCTTACCCCAGAAGAGGTCCACCTGCTTTGGGAAAAACAGGAAGGCCGGTGCGCCTTATCGGGAGTAATTATGACTCACCAAAGGGACGGGGCCTATGGCGACGGAAAGAAGAGAGACTTTAATGCCTCTATTGACAGAATAAACCCAGCAGGCCCTTATTGCTCAGATAACGTGCAGCTAGTGGCATCAAGGGTAAACACCATGAAACACACCCTTTCTCAGGACATGTTTTCGTGGTGGATTAAAACTATTTACGAAAACAATATTGAGTGATACGGTAGTACCGGATATTTGTTTCATATCATTTATCTTGTTTCATATAATTTATCTCCCTTAGAGACCTTGACCCGCCCGCTACCGGCGGGTCTTTTTCTTGCACACTTATACCCGAAATAGTGTATAGTGAACATACCGGGGTCATCCGGTGTATCTGACAGTCCCGGCTGACGACATGCAGACAGATACACCCTAAATTAACTCGCATGTGAGGAATTCTCGAATGGCGAATACTACCTTTTCCGGTCCGGTCACCTCTAACAATGGTTTTGTTGGCGCGGTAACTGCGACTACTGTAACTGCTAGCAGCACTCTTGACGTAACAGGTGACGCTACTCTTTCCGGCACAGCTAACGTAATCATTATTCCCACCAGCGATCCCGGTGTTGCCGGCGCTATCTGGAACAATGGCGGTACTCTGGCTGTTTCTGCAGGTTAATCCTTACTAACTGAAGGAGAGACCCATGAGTTTCAGCAATATTCAATCCGTCACTAAGACGGCAGATGCTTCAGCCGTAACTGGCCGCACGCGTCTCTTGGGAGTGTATTTTACTAATACAGCCACGGCGTCCTCCTTTGCATTAAAGGATGGCACCACGGATGCAGGCGCGGCTAAGTTGACTATCAATACTCCTGCTGCGGTAGGTGCTCAAGACCTTATGATCCCAGATATGGGCATAGTCTTTGAAACAGGCATATATGTCGATGTCAACGACGCTAATGTAACTAGCGTTACCCTCTTGTTTGAGGGTGGAGCTGCGGCCTAATGGCTAGTAAAAAGGGGATGGGCATCAAAACCTCCGTCAAGTCGGGTAATTTTCGCCCGACTAAGAAGGGGGCGGGTATGACCGAAAAAGGTGTAAAAGCCTATCGGAAAGCCAACCCCGGCAGCAAGCTAAAGACAGCAGTTACCGAAAAGAATCCTTCAGGGGCTAGGGCGAAAAGACGTAAGTCCTTTTGTGCGCGATCTGAAGGACAGATGAAACAGTTTCCAAAGGCTGCTAAAGACCCCAACAGTCGTTTACGACAAGCACGCAAGCGTTGGAGATGTAGGTAATGGCTAGAAAAGGGCTTTATGCCAATATCCATGCTAAGAGAGCAAGGATAAAGGCCGGTTCTAAAGAAAAGATGAGGAAGGCCGGCGCCAAGGGTGCCCCAACAGCTAAAGCGTTTAAACAATCGGCCAAAACGGCCAAAAAGAAGAGGTGATTTATGGCAGGTCGTGGAATGGGTGCCGCCACTAAAGGCGGCGGATGCGTTGGTTCAGGGCCTCGCAACAAAGTTGTCAAATCGACAAGCAAGACTACTGGTCCTGTGATGATGAATAAGGGCGGTATGGCAAATAAGTATCGCAAAGGCGGGATGACTTGTAAGTAATGGCTACTTCAGGAACCACAGATTTCAATCTATCAATAGATGACCTTATAGAGGAGGCATTTGAGCGTTGTGGCATGCAGATGACTGCAGGCTACCAGCTGAGCTCTGCCCGCCGGTCATTAAATCTATTGTTTTTGGACTGGGCCAATCGAGGCCTAAACCTGTGGACTATTGAACAAGCCACCTACTCCCTTAGCCAAGGGGATGCAGAAATATCGCTGCCTACGGACACGGTTAATGTATTGACTGCTGTAATACGGCAGACAATAAATGGCCAACAACAAGATATTAACATTGAGCGAATAGGCCGAGAAGAATACCTGAATGTTCCCGATAAACTCACTCAGGCTAGACCTTCTCAAATCTATATTGAAAGAACCAATACACCGAAGGCGTATTTATATCCCGCTGCAGATAAGGCATATACATTGGTTTATTACCGTATACGCCGTATGGAAGATGCCGGCGACTACACTAACACTACCGATGTTAATTTCCGCTTCCTGCCCTGCTTAGCTTCTGGATTGGCATATATGCTTTCCCTGAAGTATGCCCCAGAGCGAACTGGCGCGCTTCAGCAGATGTATGAGCAGGACTTTCAACGGGCAGCAATGGAAGATAGAGATACTGCAAGCACCTACTTCCTGCCGGATGTAGGGGCATAAAATGACGCATGCAACGGGTAAATACTCATACGCCCTTTGCGACTATTGCGGGCAGCGATATCCCTACCAGACGCTGAAGAAGAACTGGAAAGGGTTTATGGTTTGTCCAGAGGACTATGAGCCAAAAGAACCTCAACTGGACCCACTTAAATACAGAGGCGATGCGATTGCATTACAGAATCCTCGTCCAGATAGAACTGAGCCAATGACGGTTATTGTGGACAATGTGGGAGGGGATACCCCGTTTGTTACAATAGCAGGCTCTATGCAACCTGCTCTTCCAGCAATTTCGGTTGAGGGTGTAGGCACAATAGGCAATGTAACGGTTGTTATATCATGACATACGATGAGTTAGTCACAAACATACGAAACTACACTGAGGTTGACAGTAATGTCTTCTCGGATAGCGTGATCAACACCTTTATCACGATGGCTGAAAACAGAATACTTCGTGACATTGACCTTGATGTGTTTAAAAAAGAAGTTACGGGTTCGATGGCTACATCAAACCGATTCTTGACCGCGCCAAACGATTTGCTAACACACCGTTACCTGATGATAACAAATTCAGCTGGCGATCAAATATTTTTAGAGTTTAGGGACACCTCCTTTATGAAGGAGTATTGGCCTGACAGTTCCGTAACAGGAACACCTAAGTACTATTCTGTTTGGGACCAAGATACGTTTTATGTGGCCCCTACGCCTGACGACACATACACTGCTCAGTTAGGGTATATTTATCGTCCGGCACAATTATCCTCTAGCAACACGACTACATGGATTAGCACTAATGCCCCAGAGGCTCTCCTGTATGCGTGCCTTATTCAAGCCTACAGCTACACCAAAGGGCCGCCTGATATGCTTCAGTATTTCACACAGAGCTATCAGCAGGCCGTACAGGGCCTTGGATTAGAGCAGCAGGGTCGTAGAAGACGAGATGAATACCGTGATGGCATGATAAGACTGCCTATACGTTCGGAATCACCGGGGCCTTAAGACACAGGAGCTAGTTATGGCTATCACTCAAGCAATGTGCACCAGCTTTAAAGAAGAACTTCTTGGCGGTGTACACGATTTAGACACAGACACCATTAAGATTGCGCTGTTTACC